GGTCAGAATATATCTGAGCGGAGACCCCGTTCATGACCGTGTATTAGAGGCTTTCTACGAAGGCTGTCCGGTAGAAAAGGAATTTGTGCGGGGCTTCAAGCACGAACCATCGGAAATAGCGGTGGTGTTTGGAGTCTACAAGTCGAAGATCCCCAAGTCCCACCCAAGGGGAAAGATTATCCAGAGGCAGAGGTCCAACAATCTTGACGTGATCGTTCTAGAGACTGGTTACGTCAACCGGGGTGACGGAGAAAATCACCACTATGCCGCTGGCTTTAATGGACTCAACGGGAGGGCTGATTTCAGAAACAAGAGCATGGATGACGAGCGCTGGAGGGTTCTTAACACCCCTCTAAGGCCGTACAGCCCAGGAGAGAAGGTAGTTCTCTGCGGGCAAGTGCCTTGGGATGCTTCGGTGGATATGCACGACCATGTGAAGTGGTTGAGGCAGACAGCTTCTAATCTCCAGAAGATCACCAGCAGGAAGATAGTGTTCCGGCCGCATCCTCTGGCGCCGATTCCTCCTATTCAAGGGTGTGAGTTTTCCCAAAGACCTTTAGAGGAAGACCTGAAGAACGCTCACTGTGTCGTGACGTTCAACAGCAATTCAGCAGTAGAGGCGGCGATCTACGGGAAACCCGTGTTTGCCTTCGATGAAGGCTCCATGGTTTGGGACATAGCCAACAAGAGTCTTCTGGATGTGGATGCACCTAACTACCCAGACAGAAAGCAATGGGCGAACAACCTGGCGTACGCGCAGTGGACGTTGAACGAAATGAGGGACGGAGTTACCTGGCGGCACTTGACCCCCTAGCAAGGGCGATGGTGGACGAGGGAATTGTGATTCGAGACATGTTGAGGATTGCGCTGAACTCCTACTTGGAGGCTGAACACCAGAGGCAGTGGTTCCCGGATGAGAAGTCCGAAGCCTTGTGTGAGCGAGAGTGGGAGATGCTGAAGGTGGAGCTGGCCAGGTTTATTCGTGATTCCGTTAACAAGACCTGATCTAGCCGGCAACGAACTCAAGTACCTGACGGAATGTATCCAAACAGGGTATGTCACCCACGCCGGGAGATTTGAGAGGGATTTTGAAAAGGCATTCTCAGAGAGATTCAAAGTACCCTGCATTGCGACCTCTAGCGGAACAGGTGCGCTCCATCTGGCGCTCCTCTCACTGGGCGTCGGTCCCGGAGATGAGGTCATCGTTCCTGACCTTACTTTTGGAGCCACAGCTTCTGCCGTCTGTGCGGTCGGTGCAAAACCGGTGCTTGTTGACATTGACCCCGGAACTTGGGGCTTGGATAAACACCGGCTCTTGGGGGTCCTTAACAAAAAGACCCGAGCCATTATCCCGGTTCACCTCTACGGAGAGGATGCGGGAGATTTCACGCAGTTTGGAATCCCTGTAATAGAGGATGCCTGCGAATCTTTGGGGATGGTGCCGATCCGTGGCCAGATGGCTGCATTCAGCTTCTACGGCAACAAGGTCATCACCACCGGGGAAGGTGGAATGCTCTGCGGTGATTTTGGGAATGCGAAAGATTATCGAGATGGCGGGTTCGACCAAGAGTACAGAAACACAGTCCCAGGACTTAACTACCGGATGTCCAACCTGCAAGCGGCAGTGGGGCTGGCTCAGATTGAACGGTTTGACGACTTGCTTGCGCTGCGGCTCAGAAATGCAAGTCTTTATGCCGCTGGACTTCCAGGACGAGGAAAGTGGCTATTTTGCGTTGAGTCTGAAGACCCCTGTGGGTTGCAGAGATTCCTGAAGCAACACAAGGTAGAGACAAGACCCGTTTTCACTCCGTTGCATAGAAGCCCAGCGTTCAGGGTGTACGCCAAGGGCAGATATAGAGTTTCCGATGAGGTCTGGAGCAGGCACCTAAGCCTGCCAACCGGACCGCATGTGTCCCCAGAACAAGTCGAAAAAATCATTGGGCTGATACATGAGTTTAAGCAACTACACGAATCTTCAAGCGGCGATCAAAAGCGCGCTGCATAGGGCTGACCTAGACACAGCAATAGTCGATTTCATCACCCTTGCTGAAGACAAGCTGAACAAGCGTCTTCGGCTGAGGGCGATGGAAACGAGGGTCACTGCTTCGGTCTCTTCGGAGTACATCGCCCTTCCTACGGATTTCCTCGCCATGAGGAACTTCCAGCTCAACACCTCTCCAAGAACGAGACTCCAATACGCAACCCCTGAGCATTTGGATGCCTTGTATCCGGATTCAAGTGCTACGGGAACCCCTCTTCTATACACCTTCGTTGGCGGTGAGATCCAGCTAGCCCCTGTTCCGGAAACGACTTATACGGCGGAGATGGACTACTACGCCAAACTGGACATTGCTACAGACTCGACCAACTGGGTATTAACCAACGCGCCGCGCCTTTACTACTACGGAGCCTTGATGGAAGCCGCTCCGTATCTAAAAAACGACCAGAGGGTGTCTCTGTGGTCCCAGCTCTGGGAGAACGCTATTTCCGAGGTGGAAAGGTCGGACAAGGCTGATCGTTTCCCTGACTTTGGCCTGCAGATGAGGCCGGATAGTGCAATCGTATGACTTGGAGCGTCATAGCTTCTGTTAGCACGGCATTTGCAGAGGCCGGTGGTGGGGAGAACGGTTATGTCTTGGCCGGCTATATGGTTCAGGACTATATCGAGGGTGGTTTGCTTTGGACCGTTGTATCTGATGTTTCTACGAGCTGGTCATGATCGTTAAGCTCCTCGGATACATGCCGGATGCAGACCCCACGATTGTTGGGGTGCTTACGAACTGCTCCGGGGTGGTGCCTTCTTACAAAGGCTTCAAAGGAGCGCCTAGTCCTGCGAGTGCCGGTATGGCAACCCTCGATGCCACATGCCAAGGGGCTGCTTTGCTCACGAAGTTGGACGGGACAACCCGTCTAATCGCTGGAACTGGGAAGAAACTTCAAGAGGCAGGCGCTTCGACGTGGAGCGACGTAAGCCGGGCGGCAACTTATACCGCAGGGTCTACAGCCAGGTGGAGGTTCGCCCAGCAGGAGAACGTATCCTTTGCAGCGAATAGTGCGGACACCATTCAAGCGTCGGTGTCTTCAGGGCCATTCTCATGTATCGGCGGGGCTCCGGTAGCGGCGATTGTCGAGACCGTAGGGAAGTTCGTTTTCGGGTTGAATATCTCCGGTACGCAGAACAAGGTGCAGTGGTCTGCTTTGGGAGATTACACATCCTGGACGGCTTCAGTAGCTACTCAAGCTGGGAGTGACACGCTAGAAGAAACCCCAGGAGGTATCACCGCAGGAAGACGGTTTGGTAATACGCTGATCGTCTATAAGAAGAACTCCATGTATATCGGGGTCAACGTCGGCCCTCCAAATATCTGGCAGTTCGATCTTATCCCCGGTAGTGCCGGGGCGATGTCTCAGGAGGCTGTTGTGAACATCGGTACTCCTGATAACCCCAAGCATATCTTCATGGGGGATGACGATTTCTACGTCTACGATGGATCTAAACCCGTCCCCATAGGGACGGGGACGGTCAAGAATCAAGTCTTCAACTCATTGCAGCAGAGCAGGTCCTACGCCTGCGCGGCTTTGCACGACCAGAGAAACAGCCTGGTTTACTTCTACTACCCGGTGGCTGACTCGGTGAATCCAGACCATTGTGTGGTCTACAACTACCGCACGAACAGATGGGGGGTTGACGATAGACAGATAGAAGCCGCCACGGACTTTGTACAAGCGGCGGTGACCTACGATGGGTTGGGGGCTTTGTACTCGACCTACGCGGACTTCCCTACGCTGTCCTACGACCTTGCGTTTCTAGGGTCGAGTCAGCAAGTCCCGGCGATCTTCGATACCAGTCACATCCTTAAAAAGCTGACCGGGGTGGCGGGTAGCTCGAGTTTCACGACCGGGGACATGGGCGACCCTCAATACTGCACGACGGTCAACCGGTTGGTGCCTATCTTTCTTCAGGCTCCGACTACTGCGAGGCTCACCAATTCGTATCGCATGAGGACGGGGGACAGCCTTACGAACGATTCAACGGTAGATATGGACTCAGGGAAGTTTGATTTCCTCAGAGATGCCCGTTGGCATCGTGTGCAATTGGATATGACCGGGGATTGGGAGATGGCCGGGTTTAGTCCGGAATGGGAAAGGTCCGGCCTTGAGTAAGCTGGTATTGGATCTTAAGGTCCCGAGAGACTACAACAAGTCCGATTTCGCCCAGATCATTAGATCTATATGCCAGCAGGTGAATATCCTTTCAGAAGGGAGGATAGAAGCCCGGTATCAGTCCCAAGTGTCTTCTCCTGTGTCTGTATCTGCAGCGGTTGGGGACATCGTTTGGGACAGTAACTGCACCGTTACCGGAAGCGTAGCTCCTGGTGTTGCGGCCTCTTACGTAAGGCTGGGTTGGGTCTGCACGGTTGAGAGTCCCACTAACGCTACATGGCAGGAGATGAGGGTCCTGACAGGGGCGTGAAGCTAAAGAACAGGTTTGAGCTGTCGTTTGAAGAGGTCACTGAATACCTCAAGGACGGCAGGATGCAGATTCACAAGTTCCCTCTCGGGTTCATTCTCACGGAGATAAAGGAACTGCCTGGAGAGCGGGTTCTGCATGTAGCGTGGTTGGCCGGCGAGAGATTCGAGGAGTGGAAACAGGAAGCGTGGGGAGTTCTCAGGAAGTTCTCTGAGGAGCATGGTTGCGTGGCGATTGAGGCGCACTGCAGACCTGGTTTGGCTGAAAGCCTCAAATCCCTGGGGTTCAGAACAATAAAAAGAACAGTAAGGGTTGATCTATGAGCGGATTATTCGGCACAAAGCAGAAGTCGGCGCAGACGCAGACCAATAACGCGCCGTGGGCTGGGGTCCAGCCGCATCTGTTGAACCTGTTCAACCGTGGGGCTTCGGCACTGAATGCGGCGAATCCTCTTTCTATGAGTGCCGGGAATGCCTTGGGGACCTATCTATCTCCCGGGTTTCTCAATCCTGAGACAAACCCTGCTTTCAGGTCTTCTGTGAACGATGCGTTGGGGTTGGCGAAGTCTCAATTTGCTGGTCAGTACGGAGGCGCTGCTGGGTCCAACCTCAGCAATTCCGGGTATCAAGAGTCGCTGGCCAGGGGGCTTGGAGCTGCTGCGACCAATGCTTACGCCGATCAATTCAACAAGAACCAGGCGGCTCAGTTGTCGGCTATTTCTGCTGCACCACAAGCAGATTTCGCTGCGTCTCCGTTTGCGAACCTCGAGCGGTTCAAGTCTCTCTTGGGAGCCGGGCAAGGGTATGGAAGTTCCACTAGCCAACAGCCATATTACGAGAACAGAACTGCTAACACTTTGGGGCTTGCTTCTCTGGCGGCTCCGTTCTTTCTCGGGTTTTCGGATGTTCGCCTGAAAGAAAACATTGAACGTATCGGCACACACGATACCGGGATTGGACTCTACAAGTACAACTTCAAGGGCGACCCCAAACCCCAGATTGGGGTTCTGGCTCAAGAGCTGGAAAAGGTTAAACCCGAAGCTGTGCATGATGTTGGTGGAGTGAAGATGGTTGATTTCAGGATGATCTGATATGGCCGGATACCTCGATTTCCTGATGAACCCTGCTTCTCAGGGGCTGCTGAATCTTTCCGCTGGTCTACTGGAGGCTGGCGGTCCGTCTCCTGTACCAGTGTCCTTCGGACAAGCTCTGGGTCGTGGTCTCCAAAGTGGGGTGAGAGGCTTCCAGCAGGCCCAGCAAGATCAGTTGAGGCAGCAGATGCTGAA